CGGGGCTCCGGGCACTTACGCTGCGAAGTAGTGATCCTACCTCTCGCATTGCAGGTGTTACACTCATACTGTTAGAGTATGAGTGCACCAATCCATAAGGAGGACCTTTGTGCCCATTAAGACGCAGAGTAGAAACTTTCCTAATAGTGAGGAGTCCAGATGGACTCACTTACTCAATGGGGCGGTTTCTACTACTGGTGTTAGTGTGCACTCATCCCATGGAGACAATTTCCAGACGACTACGAGTTTTCGTAGTCAGTCTCGAAAATACGTCCCTGGGTCGGGTGTTGAGGCTCTCGAAGGAAAGGAATTGAAGAAAGCTCTCAGAGCTGAGTACGTACGAAGGTACGATACTGGCAATGAGTTCTACACTTCAAGACGGTGGCACGAGTTTGACACCTTGAACTGTGTCATGACTAACCCGACCACCCCTGGTGCCCGGTACGAGTACCGTGGCTACATCTACCCCTCATCGGAGTTAGATGCAGGCGTTTCCTATCCCGATCTGTCGACATTTGAGTCTTCTCCGACTAAGATTAAGTCGGATGGCGCAAATGCGATACGTCGGACGATCCCCACTGCCCCTGAGGCTGGCCTTGCGCAGTTTCTCGGCGAGTTGAAGGAACAATTGCCTTCGCTTGTCGGTCTCCACACTCTTCGGAATGGTCTCACTCCTGCTTCTGCAGGAAATGAGTACCTGAACGTTGAGTTTGGAATCAAGCCGTTTATTAGCGACTTGGAGAAACTGGCTCAAGCCGTATTTACGGTTAATAAACTTACCCGTCAAATACGGTTTCAGCGTAACAGCGATCAGCTGGTACGTCGCAAGATCACTCTCTATGATGATTATACCTCGAATATGCGGTCGAATCGTTCCCATTTCAATGCTTACATGCATTCAGATGGGTTCATCAACCCCATTTCCAGGTATTACTCATCGATTGGTGCCACACAGGTTGTTGAATTAATTCACAACCGTGTAACGTTCTCAGGCGCATACACTTACCATCTTGCCGAAGGACATAGTTTCTTTGACAAAATGGAACGGTATGAACAGTTGGCTAATCACCTACTGGGGACTCGAATAACTCCGAGTCTCGTCTGGGAACTGACACCATGGTCCTGGCTCATCGACTGGTTTAGTGATACCGGAACGTTCATTTCGAATGTTTCCGCACTATCCAGTGATGCGCTAGTTTTGCGGTATGGTTACATTATGCACGAGTTACATGTGCAGCGTGTTACCACCCAGGTGGAGATGCAGCCCCTTCCAGGGGTTACAGCTCCAACTACGTGCAGCCATACGGAACATTTTCATTCCAAAAGGCGAACACGTGCAACTCCCTATGGTTTTGGCATCGATCTCAACGCCCTTTCGGCGAAGAGGTGGGCCATTCTGTCTGCGCTTGGATTAACCAAGTCAGACAAAACTATGCATTATCGGATCTGAGGTATGATCTACCTCTGTGCCGATTGCATGGAATGGGCGCACAACAGTGTGTCCTCACATCAACTGCAAGGACGTTGCTATGTCGTTTTCCGACCCACAGTCAGTGACAATCAATGGTGTGGCTACTTCTCTTCCGAGAACTAGCTCTGGACAGAACGCCGGCACTTTCACAAGCGCCGATACGACTGTCAAGATGGACGTGGCGAACACTTATGGTCGCCGCGTCCGTCGCACCATTCGACTGTCCCAGACGAAGGTCTCTGCTGATCCGTTGATCCCTACTCAGAACGCTCGCAACAGCCTCACTTGTTATGTGGTTGTTGATGAGCCTCTGAATGGTTTCACGGTCACAGAGAAGAAGTACCTCGTCGATGCTTTGACGGCGTACCTCTCTGCTTCGTCTGGAGCTAAGGTCACCCAGCTCTTGGGTGGCGAGAACTAACTGACGGTTCTCATCGGATAGGCGTCATGGCTAAGGAACACCTACCCCCCTGAAAGGGGAGATGTTGAAAAGCCTGATCGCGTTCCTGCAGTGTGTCCTCAATGATATGGGGACACGATGCGGCATAAGCACCTCTAATGATCTCAAAACGATCATTAGGCGATCAAATCACGAGGGGATCTCGTTTTTGACGATTTCCCTGTCTAACTTTGGAAAGGACTTCGAAAAAAGTCTTGACCAAGGTTATGTCGGTCACGACCAGTTTATTGGCTTTGCCAAGACTGGCAGTCTCCCCCGATTTCTCGGAGGTTTCTTTGACCTTGTGTTTGATCGACGAGGTGGTCGGTTGCTCGATATTCCTCGAGTCGAATCGATCCATGCGATACGTCAGATTTGTCTGATGTTCGCAAAAATCGAAATACCCTGTACCCCCGTAAGGGAGAAAAGGGCTATCGACAAGTATATCGAGATTGAAAAGGAGATACGCCGTTATGACCAGACACTCTACTCTGTTTCAGCGAATAAAACTGAAACTAATGCTGAGCAGTTTAGTCGTGTTGGTCGCCTTCTTTGGGCTAGACTTTTCTCTTCTGTGGATAATCAAATCCACAGAGGGACTGTCGTGCCAAAGCATGGGCCCGGCGCCACAGCTGACGGACTTAAGGGAAACCGAAAGTTCGATCAGCGTATGTGGACATCGCGTTTGGAGGATGTGTTTCCACAACGGGAAAACATCATTCCGAACGACCGACCCACTTTTACAAGTAGGTTGGACGACGTTATACTCCTTTCCCCTGGCGCCGAGATACCCGCAAAGGTTGTCTTGGTGCCTAAAACGCTCAAAACTCCTCGCATCATTGCCGAAGAGCCCACATGCATGCAGTATATGCAGCAGGGACTTCTCGAATTGATGGTGGACAAGATTAGAAGCGATGACAATGCTTCTAACTTTGTCATGTTTGAATCTCAGCAAGAAAATCAAATTCTTGCTAGGATAGGATCCGTTAACGGATCTCTCGCCACACTCGATTTGAGTGAGGCTTCAGACAGAGTTTCGAATCAGCATGTACGGCTTCTTGTCCAGAACCATCGCGCGTTGCGTGAGGCTCTGGATGCTACAAGAAGCCGAAAGGCTGATGTACCTGGCGTGGGCGTAATTCGCCTAGCCAAGTACGCGTCTATGGGGTCAGCTCTCTGCTTTCCCTTAGAGAGTCTCGTCTTTATGACGGTCATCTTTGTAGGGATAGAAGAGCAGCTCAACCGACGCCTTACCAAAAAGGATGTTGAATCCTTT